TCAACAGAAGTAATGGTCTCGCCAATCTTATCTGCAAAAAGCTCTTTAAGGTTTTCGTGAAGCTCCACGAGAGGGTCGGGCCCAGAAGAAGTACCGCCAAATCCATAGATTAAGGACCCCAGAGGGCGAATGGCAGAATAATCAAATTTGGGAACCTTGTTTCCGAAGAAAAAGCCATTCAGCAGCATCTGCACCGAATCGACCCACCCTTCACGGGAGTCATCGATAACGAGTACATCGTTGGTATACTCTGGTTCTTCGATAGTAATTGTGCCTGCACCCTTCGTATCAAACCCAACGCCAACGCCAACCATCAGAGCATCCATGATCCAAGAAAAAAGATAACCACCCTTGGTGGAAAGATCCCGAGTGGAGCGGAATGCGCAGTTAAACAATGCGGCGCCGGTCCGTTCTTCAACAAACTTGGTGCCCATCATCCAAAGGCCGCGGCCAGGAGGAGTCCATTTCAAATTAAACAATCGATCATATGCATCTTTCGCGGTCTGTTGCGCCTTACTGTCGTTCCACTCAAGTCCAAGTCGAACAACATGCTGTTTCTGGATATTAAACATCCCCTCAATAACGCGGCGGCATGTTTGCCACCACTCTTCTGATCCGGTCGCGTTGGAGTCAAATTCGCTCAATCTGCGTGCGTATGTTCTCTTGAATGTGATATACCCTAGGGGGCCCCAGGGCACTTCGGCTGCTGTATATGGCTCTATGAAAGAGTCCGATAATCTAAATCTGCGAATGTTCTCAATAGTTTTCATTTTGTTGTTCCTTTAAATTTTTGATATTTTGTCTGCAAATAGTTTCTTTGCATTTTGGGTGTTAAAACGACGGGGCTTGTAACAACATTATTATTGTTTGTCGCTACGGCAGCGTTGTTTTTGGGTAATACTTTGATTTTCACACTAGCGGTATCCATAAATATATCATAGATCATCCCATCGGGTCCATTTCTATTCTTTGCAACAAAGATTTTACCTGTATTGTTTTGTTTATCCTCGATTGTCCGGGACACCGAGAATATGAAGTCAGCCACGAAGCACTTATTAAATGCTTCAGATATCTGCTCCATTGTGATCACCTCCGCGTTCAGACCTGAGCGGTTTGTTTGGGAGGCCGTCCATATCGGACACTGAAACTCAGTTGAAATCCCGCGAAGCTCTTCATAAATGGATTCCAATTCGTTTCTCTTTTCTTTTCGCACTACCATCGGCTTTAAAAGATCCGCGTAGTCAACGATAATCATGCCGGGGTTAACGCCCCTTTTTATAAGCTTATTGAGGTGGTTTCTTATTGTACCAGTTGTTGCAGATTTTGTAGGATATTCTTTAACAATCAGCCTACCATCTAAATCTTTAATTTTCTCGTATACATCCTCTTTAAAAACAGAAAGCTCAGAAAGCGGGAATTCCGTTATGCAGCTATCATATCTTTTGCCAATGACAGTATCTTGAAGTTCAAGCGTGTAATGAACAACAGTTCTGCCCTCTTTAACTGCGTGTGATCCCAAGTGTACCAGAACCATTGACTTGCCAGCACCTGTCGGGGCAACCACCACTCCTAGTTCTGATTTTCCTAATCCCCCGCCGACAATTTCATCCATCTGCTGCCAGCCAGTGGTGACTGGATTTCTAAATCGAGGCAGATATCGCTCTTCAAAATCCACCAAATAATCATACCCAAAATTGTTTTCGGAACCCAATTTAAGGGAGTCGTTTATGATACTAGATATTTCATCAAACGAGCACGATTGTAGTAGATCGACAGACTTTAACATAGCCTCTTTCAAATTCTGCTTCCTACAAAAATCTAAGGACTGTTCTTTAATATATTCTGGGCCGTCTACCTCTGAGACCGAAATCTTGCTAAAGTACTCGGTTATCTGCTGAGATACAACTCTATCTTCTTTCTCTAACTCAGTCTGCAGTATTGTGTCAATAATTTGCTGGGTTGGGTGTTTTGAATACCTTTGTCTATAGTTGACTATCTTCGATGTAAAAAGGCGCAAGTATTCAAGCTCTAAAAAATTAGTATCGAGAACTTCAAGAATTTGATCGGCGAATGGCCTGTCATCTAAAATAAGATGCACTAGATCTTCTTGGAAGCTCTTTCCGTATTTGCTGAAACTTGGTATATTAGACAATTGTGCCCTCCTAGTGATTATAGCTCTTTACTTGCAAGAACGCAAGTTAACACGACAATAAAATTTTATTGAGGTGTGTTTTCAAATCTTCCCAGTTAAGTTCACCAAAACCGTCTTCGGTCATAAGTGAAATTATTTTAGTTTTATTGAATGTGCAGTCAAAGTTTTCGATGGACTCTCGGACGAACTTTTTAGCCTGTACCGAGAGTAATGGTGCGTACAACTGCATCATCTTATAATTATGTGAGATTGTGTCTTTCCCCTCTATAATGTTGGTGAAAAATCTCAATTTACTGTCCGCTTTTTCGCAGAATTCTACTAACTCATTGATAGTATAGTCTTTTTCGGACGCGAGAAAAGACAATCTTTTTTTGACCGAAATCAGGCCGGCGCCTTTAATGCCGCCTAGGTTGTCAGACGGATCTCCGATGATCGCCCTCGCTAGTGCCATGTTAGTTGGATGAACCCCAAACTCTTCAATGATCCGTTTCTTGTTCATAAGCTGATCGCCAGTTGGCCTGTAAACTACCGTTTCATCATCGCAAAGCTGATAGAAATCTTTATCATTTGAGATAATGACCTTCTGCCAGCCGCTGTAGCGATCCATGGCAGAGACATACGCTATAACATCATCGGCTTCAATCTCCGGAAGCATAATTTGCATGATCGGCATCTCGTTGAGATAATCGACTACGCGGGATTGTTGCCAGATTTTGTTCATGACTATCTCATTATCTGTCAAGTTGTGAACCGATCGATTGAGCCTCAGAGGCTTTCTGCCTTCTTTGTAACTCTTATCAATACTCTTTCTTTTGGCTGATCCATTGGGGCCGTCCCAAATTACTAACACTTCATCTGGCTTTGTTATACGCACCAATTTTTGAAGTATTTTTATTGTTCCCTTAATTCCGCCAATTGGATCTCCATTGGTAGACAGGGAGGGGTCGACGATATAGGCGCGAATAAACATATTCAACGCATCAATAATGATAACCCGCTTCTTTTCTGTACTTGTCATAAAAAACCCTCCGACAGTTAATATTATAACCAATCGGAGGGCCAAAGTCAAGCACTTTTCTTTATTCTTTTACTGGCACCGAGAGATCTTCTGGATCTTCATAGTAGGCGCTAGCGTCTCCCTGTCTTTTGTCGAACTTTTGTACAATTTCTTCATCCATGATTCGAATAACCCTGCTTTTAAATTCCTCATCGGAAGTCACTATTTCAGTCCATTTAGATGGCTGGAATTTCTTGGTATATCCGTCGGGCATCGACAGGGTGTACCATGCGCCGGCTGAACTAAGGTACTCTGAGCCTTTAATCGCGTCAAACCATGATTCTTCGTCGCGAATACCAACATCTTCAGTTCCCCACATAATGCGGAAGGCACATGATCTGCCTTGAGTACCAAAGCGAGATTTCTCAAGCTTTACTTTAACTTCGGAACCAATACGAAATCCTTTTTCATCTTCAATAAAGGCAGACTTAGCCTTTCGGCCAGTTAGCCAGACGCGAAGAGAATACGCGTAATGCATCGCCTTACCACCGGGAGTGATATAGGGCGTTGTCATGGCGATTTGGCGCGCAAAGGGGCCTTGTGGGATATTCGTTTTCAACTGATTGAGCACAATGAAGGTCGCTCTCTTATCTGCAATCGGGATGACAAGCTTCGACATTCCTTTTGCGAGGATTCTCGCCTTAACTGCCATTGATGATTGCGGATTGAAGTCGCCTTCAACATCCGAAACCGACGGTGTAAATGCCAATGAATCCCAGATAAACACCAATTGTTCATCTGTTGCTCCAAGCAACTCTTCGATAGTCTCCAAGACGAACTCTACAGAGGACGCTTGAACATACATTAATCGCTCTAGGTCGCATCCTGCTAGCTCCAAAAACGCTGGATCGATAGCAGACTCGGAATCGAAGTAAACGACCATCTTGCCCTGTTTCTGGGCGTTTGCGGCAATCTGCGTTGCCATATAAGATTTACCTGTGGATTCTAATCCGGCAATCTCCGTGACTTTCCCGACGGGGATCCCGCTGACACGACCTTTACTGATGATTGAGTCTAACCATCTTGAACCCGTTGGGATCCATTCCTTGACCGCTGTGGGGTTATCTCCAGTAAGATCGTGGGCCACATTTTGGCCGGCTTTCTTGTTCACTAATTTCATTAGGTCTTTCATGTTAACGCGACCTGCTTTGGCTTTCGCCATTGTGCTCTCCTTGGTATAAATAAAATGGATGCAGGGGATGGATTTGAACCACCGACCTCCGGGTTATGAGCCCGACGAGCTACCAAACTGCTCTACCCTGAACTTAAAGACGGCAGACTTTAACCGGTCTGCCAGCGGATACTACCTACTTCTTTTGAACAAACGCATAAAGCTTTTCAGCCTCTGCGATAACATCTTCTGCAGTGTAAGGGGCAATCGCCTTGCGTTGATATACCTTATCATTCTCTGCTAGGAAATGCTCATTTTGTTCTTGGCGAGCAATCCTGTCGGACACAATGCCCGACGCCATTCCCAACATATCTGCGCGGAGTTGGTAGCCGCTTTTATTTTCACTCATGTTTTCTCCTGTGTGTGTGAGTAAGGTGGCAGACTTTGACCGGTCTGCCAGCGGCTTAAGCTACTCTGTCGTTGTATCAGTAGCTATGGTTTCCGTTGTGGTTGTGGGGGAATTTACTTCTTCTGTAGAAGCCGTGGCGGAAACCTCGACTGTAGTGGTCTTCTCCACTGCTTCGGCTGCTGGGGTATTTTCGCTAACCTCTGCGGCCGGAGGCTCAAAGGTACATGTCCCATAGGCAGTAGCAACAACAAGCGCTCCTGCTACAAAACTAACTTGGACCTTCCAGCGGGCCAACAATGATTTTAACCATTCCATAATATAATCTCCTTTTATAGAATATGCGGCACCCTATTTCAGCCGGGGTGCCAGCGGCTTTCTAACAAGCTACTTAGTTGCCATCAACTCATCAAATGCTTTGTCGACTGGGTTGACATTGGGCTCTTTCTTATACTTGCTTGTCTCAGATGAGCGAGACTCAGCAGAGGCACCACTCGCCAATTGTTCATCTAAAATGGCGTCAACTTGTTCGGGGGTCTGACGCTCAAAGAGTGAATCAATGTCGGGGATGCCTTCTAGGAGGGCGGGGATGGCCTCAATATCCTCCAGTAGAGCAGATGTGTTTCGACGCATCTTAAGGCTTGTTTGCGGATAAGCTCCGGGGGTGGTTGGTTTGGTATAAACCAACGAAATATCAGTTCCTTCAAGGGTATCGGTAATATCACCATATTCTGGGTCAAGTATATATCCAAGAAGAAGCTCGTATGCTCTCTTACCGTAGCCGTAGACCTTTACACCTTCATCTTCACGACCGCGAACTAACACGGGTGAAAAGAACCGGGCTCGGACAAAGAGAGACTTTGCAAGCTTTTTGGTTTCTTCGTCGTTGTTATTTGTTCCATCCTTCCAGAGATTGGAAGCAAAGTCACAAATTGGACAGCGCTCACCATAGTTGCGCTTGGGGCAGGGAATTCCGCCTCTATGATCTCCGACATTATAGTGGAAATACATTTCCTTAAGGGGATCGCCGTCTGCAGTTGGGACAATCCGAATGGTTTGATCGCCTTCTTCGGGCTTAAACCAAGCAGAGCTGCCATCCCTATCTTCGCCTCTGAGGTGGGCGAGTTTCTTTCTCATTAGTTCCATGTTAATTGACATTAGTTTTTTCTCCTATTTGTTTGTAAAGTATACTGTGCGTTCCACAGCATCTAATGTACTACTCTTGTTCTAGCTTGTCAAGAGTTTTTTGTTGTTGTGTAGCGTTAGAGTGGGTAACGCAAAACCCAAAATCGTGCAGATGAGTCTCCCAGATACCATATGAAATCTTGCGAAATGCATTTCTTGGTTTTTCTTTAAGGAGGTCGACTATCTGTCTATGTAATCCGCTTTCCTTCTCAAGTCTGTCTTGATTTATACATATATAATAACATGTCTCGCGAGGGATGTCAAGCTCAAAAAGCCATTTTTCTGATAATGTTTTTATATCTAAAATTCCAATTGTGCGGATTCTATTAATTTCCGCCGGTCTCGCCATTTGGCCAATTTCTGGTTCGGTGTGGTTGAAAAAATTTAAATAGTGCACACATGAAAAAATGGTATGATTGAGTTTCTCATAATAGTTTTTGATGGATAGGCCCGGAATACTTTTCTCAATTTCCAAATTAGATAATATTGTCATTGATTTAAAGAGACCAGAGCGTGCATATTCTTGCAACACACCAAACATTAAGTTTTCTAGAAGCTTGGGAACCCCTGTTAGAAGTTCTGTGTCTGGTTTAACATAAAATATTTCTATGGTCTTGTCTTTAAGTTGTTCTAAGACACCCAGCGCATAGTTTGAACTGTATGAAGCGCCGACAATAAAGACTTGTACACTTTCATTCGTATCTTTAAAAAACTTATCCAAGTCGGGAATGTTATTTTCATATTCCTCTGGGCTTTCAAACTTCTTTAGTTTCCGGGTATATTTAGTGTTTTTATAGCCGGTTCCAAGCTGGTATACTTTGTAGTTATTTCCTTGAGATTTGAAATTTTCTGCAATCGCTGAGGCTGCGTTACCAATACCAATAATCGAGATCATAAATTTAAAACTCCAATATCCATATAGTCTCTTCCTGCCTTAAGGTTAGTAACAAACTTGTCAAGTTTGTTGTTTGAGAATATTTCTTTAATCTCCGGGATAAGATATCTCTCATCATCAGGCATGTCAAGCACTATTTCGTCATGTACAATATGTGATATAAAAGATTTCTTATCTTCCAAGAACTTGTCGAGCATCACTGCTCTATCATTTACCAAATCTGCGCAGGTACTCTGAACAATATAATTGACTGCCTTATATTCGTCAACTTCAATTTTGCGGTCAAAAATAGTCCGGATATGACCATCCTCATAGTACTGTTCCAGTAGCGCATCGCGATCATAAAAAGATTCTTCAATTTTCTTAGAATCAGGATTATATAGCCACGAAAAAAAGTAAGTCTTGGCTGCTTCGCGAGAAGTAACTCCCTTGTGTTTTAACACATTCATAACATTCCACTCATGAACATCGCCACGAGGTTGTTTTTTCCCAAGAAGGCCCAATACTGTTCTGGCCTCGGCACCATTATAATCAAGCGAAATAAACCAATCATTGTGGGGTTTTACCAGTGCGCGCAAGGCCTTTGGCATAGTCAAAACCGGAAAAGAGCCGCCATATGTTGAAAGCCTTCCCGTGCGCGTGCCAAAAATATTATAGTCAATATATTGAGGCCCTGACATCAGTTTTTGGGCTGATGTACGAGTTCTAGAAGAAACAAACACGGCCCGGGCATTTTGATTGCTGATGTTGAGCTTTTGGAATCTGATCTTATACAGCAGCCTCTCCACGGCCAGTAAGTGATCGTAAATAGGAGGCTTTTCATAAGTCTCAAACACATGCTGTGTTATTTGATTCTTTAGCTCTAAAAATCCTGCCAAGAAGTCGTGCGGCACCAAATCAAAGAAGCAGTGCTCCTTGAAGCTAACTTTTGCTAGAGAAAATGCTTTCCGAAAAGCGTTCAGTTTCTTTTCATACTTCGTAAGTTCTTCTAACATATGTTCCGGGCAGCATTCTTTCAAGGTTTTACCGTTCGTTCTAAGCCAGCCATACTCTATGGACTCGTCATTCAGAAAGCCCGAATAGCGCCATGTTCGCATGTTTGAAAAATCATCGGGAAATTGTGAATCGTCAAAGATTAAACGACCGTCCCAATAAACCCCAATACAATGTTTCTTATCATCAAGTGCTTGAAAGTACACTACCGCCTCAAAATCCTATTCCTATTACGAATATAGCTTAAAGATCCACTATAGTCAAATGTTTTATTCAAAATTTTCTCAAAAGCGTCCAATGCGGCCACCATATCTATTCTCGATAGCTCCGCAGTATTTTCAATCAATGAGTTTCTTTGGTAAGCCTCAAATTTGCTTTCTTCTTCAAGAAACCGAATCTCGCAATACAAATTTAAGAAATATTCATTACCGAATTCGGATACAAATTGTTCGTATGTATAACCTATAACTTTATGAACGACGGC